AATAGGTCTTTTCCAGTGACACGCGGGGTGCTAGTGGAAATCGAGTAGGCCGCACTAGCTCAGTCGGTAGAGCACATCATTCGTAATGATGGGGTCGGGGGTTCGAATCCCTCGTGCGGCACCAAAAACTCCTACAATTCCCTTTATTTTACTGATCGCGGTCTTCGAGGTCCGTTTTCTGTCCCTCACTTTGTCCCACACATGGTTCGCGGTAGGCAGAGCTGAACTCGAAAATGCGCTCAAGGCTGATATGGTCTGCGGTTCTATAATGCCGAGCATTTTTTAAAAGTCACTCGGATCGTTTCTGTTGGTTTGAGGTTTCGACTGATCCGTCGATGCGACTGTTTGTGGCTAACTCCTATGGGTGGACTCCTGCCCCGATTCGAAGCTAAAAGGCGAAAACAACGTCTGACGTTAAGTCGGTTATTGACCTATTGATGGTTGTCGCTTAGATGGAGTCAACATGGAAGTGAAGTTCGCAAGCGACGATCTGGCGCGGATATGCACAGATGAAGCTCATAAACTCGGCTTGCCAGTTTCGGTAATAAAAGCAGCGCGAAAAACGTTGCTAAAACTCGAGGCTGCGACGTTCGAGAGCGACCTCTTCTGCCTGGGGGGGCTGGATTATAAAATCCGGAAGGGAAGCGACGATGACACAAGGCAAGTTCGAGTGAACAAGCAATACAGAATTTTCTTCACGGTTTCTGGCGAAGGCTCCAGTGCTGTAGCAACTGTTACCTATATTGGCGACCCACACTAAGGAGGGCACTTAATGAGCATCGCATCAATGTTAAATGAGATCCCTCATCCGGGAGAATTCATTCGTGATGAACTGGAGGCCCGTGGGTGGGCCCAGCGTGATCTTGCTTACATTTTAGGGGTAAAGGAGCAGGCGATTAACCCTATTATGTCGGGCAAGCGTGGCGTCAGTCCCGATATGGCTCAATCATTATCGAAGGCTTTTGGAATATCCGCAGAGTATTTCCTAAATCTTCAAAAGGCGTATGAGCTTTCGACTGCACGGGAAGCCGATCCTGCAATCGAGCGGCGAGCTAAGTTACAAGCCAAGTACCCGATCCGTGAAATGATCAAGCGGACATGGTTTGAGGACACGTTCGATATATCGCTGCTGGAAGCCCAAGTTATGAGGTTTTTCGGTACAAACTCTCTCGAGCAGGTTCCTGGGCTGGCGCATAATGCAAGGAAGGGCAGCGACTATTCTGAGACAACGTGTCTTCAATGGGCGTGGTTGTATCGGGTCAAGCAGGTCGCGGAAGAAGTGGTGGTCCCGGCTTATTCTGAGAAGAAGATGCGGGAGGCCTTAGTTGATCTGGAGCGTTATCTAGCTGACCCAGAGGAGATTCGACATATTCCTCGGTTACTCGCTGAAGCAGGTGTGCGATTTGTCGTTGTAGAGACCCTACCCAAAGCAAATATAGACGGAGTTTGTTTCTGGTTGGATGGGAAGTTCCCTGTAATTGGAATGACTTGCAGACACGATAGGATCGACAACTTTTGGTTCGTTTTGCGGCACGAGATTGAGCATCTTTTAAATAAGGATGGTCAGAAGGATCACTTAACGTCTGCGAGAGTAGATGTTGATCTTGATCCTGAAGCTTTGGATCTACCTGAAGAGGAAATGATTGCCAATCGGAGTGCATCTCAATTTTGTGCAGACCAAGAAGCGTTAGATTCATTTTTGATCCGCAAGTACCCTTATATGGCTGAGAAAGATACTCTCGGCTTGGCGCGGCGGCTCCAGAGGCATCCCGGTATTATCGTTGGTCAGCTGCAATACAAGATGTCGACTCAGTACAACGTCAACAAGTATAATTGGCTCACTAGGCACAAAATTAAAATTCGCCAATTTCTTCATGGATCAGCGGTTATGGACGGTTGGGGCGACCCCGTTCCTATAAATCTTTAAGGAGAGCGACATGGCGAACTATAAAGAGCAATTGCAAAAAATTTGGCATGAATACGAAGCTGAACATGGGGCTGTACCTGCTACTGCGCGGGAGGCTGTTGCTTGGGGTGTAACTAAGGGTATGATCGATATTCCCGAAGTTGATCCTTTGGATAAGCTGGCCAGCGACATGTCCACGGCGCTTCGCGAAGAATACGCAAAGGACAAGAGCGGAAGGCGGTATCGGGTCAATCACGCAGTTCGTGTTACCAAGGGAGGTGTCCAATACACCTTCTGGGCAATTATGAAGGATGCGCCGCGAGAGCATATGCAAAAAGCATTTATTCAACGACGGGAGCAGATTGTTGGTGATTGCGTGCAGCTAGACACGGATGTAGCCGCTTACAATTCCTTTCACGAGGATCAGAAGCCGATCCAAATGCTTTTTGACTTTAGGGATGATTTGATTGAACGCAACCTCGGCGATGAGCGTGCGGCTTAGGATTCTTGACCGATCTCACGGCAATTCCTGACCACACAATCTGGCTTGAGTTTACGTGCAATCGTGTAGTGCCGGTGCCTGTGTCTGGCGCACCGGCCGGTTGTCTTACGGTGGACGATTTGCGCCACGTGGCTCGATGCTCGAAGTGCAACGCCAAGGTAAAGGCAGGAGGGTATGGGGTACGGATCGCCTGGTCATTGGCTGGTCATCGAGATGATTTAGTTGCAAACGTAGAGGCAAGCGATCAGTCGCGATAGTTCCTTATCGCGTCCTGGTTGAGTTTTTTCGCAGGGACAAGGCGATAGTGCCGCTCCTCAACGACCTTAATCTCGTCGTCCTGTAGGGTGAGCTCAAACAGAGCAATAATCTCATCATCCATGAACTGCGCGGCGATAGCACGGCATCGCATTCCAGGGAACTTGTCTTCAACAAAGCGGATATCTTGGGAGATTTGGACGATACCAATCTGATCCTTTCCACCTTTGGCCTGAACGGGAATGACGTAATGGCAGCCCCTTTTGTCAAGCCCGACATAAAGCTCGTCGATCTCGATTTGGCCAATGCCTTTCACAGTCGTGCGTAAGTGGTTCTGTAGACTGTAAGTCGTTAGACCAAGGAAAGTGTCGATCAGCCTATTATACCTGACGATAGCGAGAAGAGCTTGCTCATCATCCAACGCATACGCGCGGATCAATTCTGGGGTCGCATCCGGGATGTCGATCCTCACAAGGTCCTCACGAGGCAGGACACGATTGAATTTGACAAGACGAAACCTGTAAACGGCCGTCCCGGCAAGCTCGATTACCCACTCCATACCTTCAGGCTGAGTCTTGATAATAACCTCTGGTAAGGCGACCCTAAACCGATACGAGTAAAGCACATCTCCCAAGTTCTTCGGTAATTTGATGTTTAGCGCTACGGCAGCGGCTTCAATATCCGTACGCGCAAATGCGAGTTCGGTTTCCCCGTCTCTGTAACGATCAAGGAAGATCTTCTGGATAAGAGCGCCATACCGATTGGGGATTTTAGCCATGAGCGACCATCGCAGCGTTGAGTTCTTCTTCGATTTCTTCTTGTTTCCGTTTTGTCGCCCCACTCTTCCGATCACGTCTGCTCGGTGGGGTCTGCACCCCGAAATGCCTCGACGCCTGGGAGAGGTCGAGCTTCAAAAGTCTGGCGTCGCCGAGAGTGATAGTTTTGTTTGGTCTCGATGGCGAAACACCAAGAGCTTCAATAATTTTGGCAGCGATCACCCTAGCCAAAGGCGGAGGAACGGCATTCCCAATCTGTCGTGCTCCATGCCATTTTGTAGCATTAAGCCTGAACCAATCGGGGAAGCCGTGCAGCCTTGCCATTTCGCGCACGGTTATACAGCGGGCATAGCGATAGTGGATAGGACGCGGGCTGGTGAATGCCCCCCTGGCCCCATCTGTTCCTGCCCGAAGCGTATTCGAGACGCCGCCGCTCGGAAGCCTGAAAAAGCGGCTTATTGGCTCAACGGTTCCTTCCTCCGTTTGATGAAACCGCCTTCTCGAAATTTCAGTGTGTACTGTTCGAGCGCTAGAAGTGAGTACACTGGGTTCCCACTCCCGCACATATCCAAAATGCCATGCATCGTTCTTAAGGCAACGTAGCTCAGTTGCATACTCAGATGGATCGCCAAACCGGGCTGTTTTGACAGCATCATTTGCGCTGAGAGTCTCGAAGGTATCTGCGTCAGGGAGGTCGCCGATCGCATCGGCACACGATGGTCCAAAATCTAATTCCGGGTAAAGCTTTGGTCTTCCTGAGATGTTTGTTTTTGGCGCTGGATAGTCGGGAAGCACATTGCCCTTTTTCACACCCATCAGAATGAAGCGCTCACGCGATTGCGGAGTGCCAAAGTGAGCCGCATTGAGTACTTTCCAGGGCAAGCGGCATTCGTACCCTGCCTGATCGAATGCTTTTACCAATTCTTTTAAGAATGCTTGGTGTTTTCCAACGGTAAGTCCTTTGACGTTTTCAAAGACGAAACTCTCAGCATCTAGCTCCCGCACAAGTCGAACAAAATCCAGAACGAGTTTGTTACGCGGATCGTCGAGCACGCGATGGCCGATCAGTGAAAATCCTTGGCAAGGCGCTCCACCGAAGACGCAATCAATTTTACTGTCGATTAAGCCTGCGCGCTTTCTGATTTCACTGCCTGAGAGGTCCGCTACCGACGCGGGAATCACAGTCGCGTCAGGGAAATTGAATTCGTGAACAGCGCAATGTACGGGGTCGATCTCAACAGCGGCTTTCACATCGAAGCCTGCCTGTTCGAAGCCGAGGCTCAAGCCTCCTGCACCTGCAAATAGGTCGATGCCGATTGGTCTCATGTTGTGTCCCCGTTCATACTGTTTCTTCAGTATAGGTGAAAAATGTACATGTGTCGATCGTGGAAGCCGACATCAAGAATTAGCTGAAAACTACTCCAGTGCTGGCCTTACAGCCATAGGAGGCGACGCGCCTTCGCGGTTTTGTGCGCTGACCTATCCTTCAGAAGCCTCAACGGAAGTGAAAGCTGTTCTGCGTTCGGGTGCTGTCGCTTGTTTGAACCGAAAAAGATGTCAAAACGAGCTCACTGTGGTTGCTGTGCTCTATCCGGTATGCTGTCTGAATTGCAAGAAGTGTAGCATGAGGATGGATAGGGTCACGCTGGGCTATTGCTCCAATGGGATTGCATCTTGTCGAGCCTCTCCTGCGCCTCGGCCGTGATTGCGGCGAGCGCATCGGCCGGTGAGGCTGTCTGTCCGGCTGCGCGCTGGGCGGCGGCCAGCAGCGTTGCTTGTCTGGCCATTGTGTTCGCGAGGGCCGTGGTCCTATCCGCTACTGATCTGATCATGTCAGTGGTTGGGAGAGGCTGGTATGCGGCAAATGAGGCGGACCGAGCGGGTGTAGATCGCGTTGGCGAATTCTTCGACTGTGGCTATCAAGCCTTCTTCATTCATAGCGGCTGCGATCGACTCGGCGTAGGCTGCGACAACCATGGCAATCGCGGCAACGCCTCCGCATGTGCAGACCTTGTGGAGTTCATTGATCGCGCGCTGGGCGGCTTCGGTGATCTGGTCATCGGTGGAGTGGCTCATTGGCTTGACTCGATCGTGGTTTGAGATTGGTCGGGTCCGGTCGCCATACCAAAGGCTGGCGCTCCGATGGCTGCGGCGAGCAGCGTGATCCGTGCTGCGGTCAGAAACACATCGATTGGGTTCATGTCGCCTGCTTCCCGCTCTCGATTAGCGCCTCGAGCTCTGAAACCTTCAGCAAGGTGGTGCGCCCAAATTTCCGGATCACAAGCTTTCCGGCATTGATCGCGCGGTATGCGCTGGACCGGCTGATGCCGTAGGTATCCTTCACCTCGGCCATTGGGATGTACTGGCGGTCTGCCATATCGTTCGGCTCCTTTGTTGCCTTCGCCCGATCGTGTTCAGTGCTGTTTCTCAAAAAGCCCCCAACGACTGCGCAGCGCGGTCGCCGGGGTAAGTTGAGGCAGACGATCGGGACAGGCATCTCGATCGTCGCAGGCTCCCCTCTCGGGGATTTTGGGGTCTATCCTTCGGTCTGCGGCCGCAGCGCTTTGTGGCGCTCGGCTTGCCAGTCCCACAAGGGTGGACGGTTTTGGTTCGGCAACTGCAGCCATTGCTCAACCTCTGCCGGGTTGATCGTCTCGCCTGGTGCGGCCGTGATGGTGGCGCGGAGGGTCTGACACATTTCGCAGCTGCAATCGGTCATCCTGCTGCCACAGCTTCGTTGTGGGCATTGAGCGTGTTGCGCGCGGCCTTTAGCCAGTTCTTGGCCAGCTCGTCGATCTTGTCCGACATCGCAAAAATGCCATGCAGCTGGATTGACTTAATGAGGGGGTCGTAGGTGGCGGGGTCAGCGGCCGGCAAATCCCAAGTTCCGCCTGTCTCGACTACGCGGGTCTCAATGTGGGCGAGGCGGCTGCCTGGGCGGATCAGCTCGAGCGTCGCGATCTCGGCTGCGATGCTCGCGATCTGGTCGTTTGCGCTCATGGCTGGAAGCCTTCGAAGGGCATGGCGTTGAGGCGGCTTTGGCAGACTGCCTGGCCTCGGCCGGCCTTAAGAATGGCCCAGGCTGCGAGGCGCAGCTCGCGGGTCATGTATCCGGCCAGAGGATCGGTAACGAGCGCGCGGGCCTCGCTGGCTATGCGGCTGGTTGTGTCTCTGGGTGTGCCTTGATGTTGCATGGTGAACCTCTCTGCTGAGGTTCAGATAGTCCAAATATTTTGTATTAGTCAAACATAAAAACCAAATAAATTGGATTTCTTCAAAATCACTGTATACAGCCGCTAGTTGCTTGGGGCAAATACTACGGAACATAATAAGAACATTTGGTGGGTAATGGTTTGATTCTAAGGTGTTTAGCGGCGGCGGTGATTCCGCTCGGGTTTGATATTGGGTGGCTGATAGCGCCCATGGCGATGTTTCGAGCTAGGAGAGCTCCGCGACGATCGCTTGTTGAATGTCGGCGGGAAGCCTTGAGAGGTCTCCCCCGAGGATAAAATTGTAATCGACCTGAAAAGCTTTGAGATAATAAGTCATTAGCCGTACGGAGGGCGATCCTGCCTTCTCTTGAGCATGGTAGGTCGTGTATTTTATACCGGCAGCCTCGGCGATATTTTTGCCTGTAAGGCCTGTGATTTTGCGTATGGCTACCAGGCGTCGATGTATCGCCTCTGGCGACGTGTCGCCTGCCCCTGCGAGCTTCTCTTTTGCCTCAAAATCCATGCCCCCTTCTAATCTGATGATGTTCATCATGCCTTGCCCCATCTTTTAAATTCTTGCCGATCCAAATATTTTGTATTATGCAGCTTAAGATGGATCACGACGCACGCAATTTCATTGCCGCCTTGGGCGGCTATCGCTCGGTCGCTTCGGCTTTGAGTAAGCGCGGAACAACCGTGCACATTGCCATGCAGGCCGGGGTATTCCCTGCTTCTTGGTACGACGCTCTGTGTAAGCTCGCGAAGGCTTCGGGGATCGACGCGCCGGAGCGCTCTCTTTTCTCGTTCCTCCAGCTCGCGGCCAGCGGCGACGCCGATGGCGGTTCCTTTGATGAGGTCAATTTGGGGGATCGCTTGCATGAACACGCCTCTTGATTCCGTATCAATTTATAGAACAATTACAACAACTTGCGCTGAAGAGTCTTTCCGAAGCGTCAAGTTTGCAGAAGAATTCAAGGCGCGCTTCGCCCAGCGCTGGGCTGCGTTCCTTCGCTCTGAATTCCAATCGGCCGAGCACATCGGGCGGGTTTTCGGGGTCACCTCTCGCACCGCGGATAATTGGCGGACCGAGGTTTCAAAGCCGAGCGGCGACACGATCGCCCTGTTTTTCCTACGCTACCCAGAGTCGGTGGCGTTTTTCATGAACGACTGACTGCCCTGGGCGGTCGGTCTTTTTTTTAGCTGGGCGGAATGCCTGGCGCGCTTGCATATCGGGAGGGGCCCATGAGCCATGACGCGACAAACTGGGCGATAAAGCAGCGTGGACTTAAGCCTGCGACTAAGCTGTTGCTCTGGCAGCTTGCCGATCGGCATAACAAAGACAGCAGGCGCTGTGATCCTTCGCAGGATGGCTTGGCCTATGACACCGAGATGCACCGTGCATCCGTGAACCGTCATCTGGACGAGCTAGTGGCGCGTGGCCTGATCCGAAGGATTGTCGGCATCGATCCTCGCACCAAGCGTCAGCAGCGCACGGCGTACATTTTGGGTTGCGACACTGACCTCTCTGTTCCTGATTTACCCCCAGAAGCCGTGTCGCAAAATGCGACACGGGATGAAGCCGAAGCCGTGTCGCAAAATGCGACACGGGCCGTGTCGCAAAAAACGCCCGAGCCGTGTCGCAAAAATGGCGATAGCCGTGTCGCAAATTGCGACACTAACCTTGTAAGAGAACCAGTAATACAACCAGACGCGCCTGCGGCCGCTGGTGGCGGTGTTTTTGATTTCGATGATTTCTGGGATGCTTTCCCCAATCGGGTTGATCGCAAATTCGCAGAGGCGGCTTGGGATGTGGCGCTGGATGCCGGTGCCGACGCGTCCGAGGTAATCGCTGCCGCTCGGTCCTATGCTGGCTCTGATGTGGTCAAGCGCGGTTTCCCGAAAAAGCCCCAGAATTGGCTTGCTGCTGAAAACTGGCACGACGCGGCGACGCCTGCGGTGGCTAAGAGCCTGCCGGAAGTTCCCACCGCTGTGGCCGATATCATTTCGGGCAATCCCGCGCGGTGCCGCTCGATCTCCGCAACCAAGGCGCGCGAGTTCATCGCCGCTGCCCTGGTAACCCAATCTCAATGCCAAGCTGTAGGTGTCCTGTGAGCCCATCAATCCATTCCGACGTGAAAGCCAACGGGACGCGCTTTGGCGATGCCTACGTGACCGTGGACGAGGAGGCGGGGGACGCGGTCCTGGTCGTTGATGTCGTCGGCATGCGCCTGCAGAAGCATCGCTACCACTCGCTCGAGGAAGTCGTTGCCGCCCATGCCGCCCAGCGCGGTCGGGCTGCCTACGATCATGTGGCTCGGGATGTGTGCTCGGCTCTGTCCTATGCTGGCAAGCGGTTGCGCGGGTCGATCGAAACCAAGGCCCAGCGCTGATGGAGCGCATGTCGGCTGCCGAGTTCAATATGGCACAGATCGCCAAGGCTGCTGGTACGCCGGCCGGGTCTAAATATCGCGCCGAGCCTGTGATCGTTGATGGCATCCGGTTCGATTCTAAGCATGAGGCTAGGCGCTGGGCGCAGCTGCAGCTGCTCGTCCGTGCCGGCGTGATCCGTGATCTGAAACGCCAGGTCGCGATTATGCTCGAGGGGCGTGACGGTCCGGTTCTGACGCGCACTGGCAAGCATATGCGCCTGACGCTTGATTTCTCGTACATTGAGGTCGCCACCGGCCTGCAGGTCTTTGAGGATCCTAAAGGCATGCCGACACGTGACTATGAGGTCCGTCGTGCGATCGCTGCCGCCCAAGGTGTCACGGTGATCGAGGTATGAGCCGCGCAAACCGATCCTCTGCAGTCATGCAGCAGCGCGATCCTTCCCTGGACAAAGTGGACGACTTTCCAACGCCTATGTGGGCGACGCGCGCTGTGATCGAATGGTTGCGCGGCGCTGGGCGTGATCTGTCGGCTGACACCGTGCGCGAGCCCTGTGCCAATCGGGGCTATATGGTCGCTGCCCTGGATGAGGGGTGCGCTTCCGTCGTCGCGTCTGATCTGATGGATTATGGCGTTGGCTTTCCTGTCGTCGACTACCTCGCCGGTCCGGTACCGGAGCTGGTCGACTGGACGTTCATCAATCCGCCTTTTGCATATGCGCAGGAATTCATTGATCGGGCGCGGCGGTCGTCACGCAAAGGCGTGGCGGTGTTCTGTCGCCTCGCCTTTGCCGAAGGTGCGACGCGGCATCGCGAGCTGTTTTCAGTCACGCCTCCTACCTTCGTCCTGCCGTTTTCCGAGCGGGTCGTGATCCATCGATCGAAGATGCGGCGCGCGGGAGAGCGGTATTGGGATGCGAAGGCAAACAAGGGCAAGGGCGGCTGGCGTAACGCGTCTACCGCTACCGCCTATTGCTGGATGATCTGGCTTTCCGAGGATGTGCCTTTGCGCCCGGCTCTCGATTGGATTGGGCCGTGCCGCGAGCGGCTCGAGCGCCCTGGTGACTACGAGGTGCGTGGCAATGTGTGAGGACCTGTCCGACTTGCCGCGGTCGGCTGCTGAAATCGCAGAGGTCATCGGTCGTGAGCTGGCGCTCGATCTTATCGCCTCTCTGCCGCAGGCCGGCTCGCGCACATGGCGGCGCGGCCTCTACGTGCCAAAGACGCTCCCTGTCGATCACTGGCTTGTGCGCAAGCTGGGCTGGAAGATGGCCCAGCGTCTAAGCCGCGCCTTTGCGGGCATGATCCTGCAGCCGGCCAATTGCCGCGTGATCGAGCGGCGCTTTCACCACCAGGCAATTCCGGACCTCATTCGGGACGGCTTGCCTGTCGAAGAGGTGGCCGAGCTCACGCGGCTCTCGGCTTACCGCGTTCGCGAGATCGCCTCGCTTGCCGCTGTTCCCCAACTGGAAAGGGCATAACCGTGTCCAGCTCTCGAATTCTTACCGTGTCGGCTATCGCGCTCATGTGCGGCGTGTCGGCTACCAGCCGATTCTCTGCCAATGCCGAGGCGGTAATCGCTGCGCTCGATGTGCGGGCCGTGGGTGCTGGTCTTAATGAGCCTGCCGTCCTGGCGCAGTATCTCGCCCAAGTGGCGCATGAGAGCGGCCGCTTCATGTGGGACGAGGAGGTCTGGGGTCCAACGGCCGCGCAGGCGCGCTATGAGACGCGTACCGACCTGGGCAACACTTCGGTCATCGATGGCGACGGAAAGCTGTTAAAAGGCCGCACGTCGATCATGGTGACGGGTGGCGACAACTATCGCCGGTTCCGCGATTGGTGCCGCGCGCTGTTCCCCGACGTGCCTGACTTCGAAGCCGAACCCCATCGCATCTTGGACGATCCCTGGGAGGGGCTTGCCCCTATCTGGTTCTGGGAGACCAACGACCTCAATCGCTATGCACGGCGCGGCGATATCGAGATGGTGACGAAGACGATCAATGGGGGGCTGAATGGCTACGCGGATCGCTTGGCGCTCTATCCGCGCTGCGCCCTGGTTCTGCTTGGCTACAATCCCGATGCGGTTGCCTCGTTTCAGCGCGCTGTCCGCATGACCGTGGTGGACGGTATCGCCGGGCCTATGACGCGCGCGGCGATGCATGGCGCTTTGTCGGAGCTTCCACACTGGTTCCCATCGGAGACAGGCGTGGTGCTGGCTGGCGACGATCCTGCGCCGGCGCAGATGCCCACGAGCGCGCCAGAGGCGCTGGCGGCGATCCGTGGTGTCTTATCTCGTTACGACCTGTCCTTAACGGCTAAAGGAGCCTGAACATGCAATCTTACAAATCTCCGTTTCAGTCTATCGGAGTGGGTGGCGCATTTGCTGCGATCTTCATAGGTATTGCCCAAGTGCTTGGTTATACGATTGAGCCAAGTCACGCGAAGGATTTGGGCGAGCTAATCGCAGGTGGCGTCACGATTATCGCAGGCGTTGCCGCAGCTGTCGGGCGCATCCGAGCCTCTGCTCGTATCCGCCTTCGCGGCTGACACGGTTTTTGATTCTTGGCTGGTCAGCTGAGGATGCGCGACGTTGCGTCCCCTCGGGACGGCGCGCTCAACCGGCAGGTGCTGCTCCTCCTCGTTGCAGCGCCTGCCACCTTTCACGGGTCCTTCCCCCAGGGGGACCCCATGCGGGTGTGTTATGTCGCAAAAAACTACTTTTGAGTGGCCGAAAAACTCCATTTCGTTTCGTTTTGGATTTTTGGTGTCTTGGTGCTGGCGTCATAGCCTGCGGCCTTTTGCGTGGCGTTTTAAGTTCGAGCGCGGCTCTTATCGCTACTTTCAAAACGAAATGACCGGCGATCGCAAAGCGAAATGGATCGGTGCTGGATACTCCCCCGTCGACACCGATTGGCTTCGTTCTGCTCCGAGCGGCTCCGCCTGGTTCATTGCACCTTTCGTCGGTCGCGTTGATCTGGTCGCGGGAGGCAGCGTTGTCTGATCTCATCCTGCCGTCCAATATCGAGCTCATCGCTCCGTCCGATCTGGTCGCCTTCTCTCGCAATTCGCGGACCCACTCTGACGAGCAGGTTCTGCAGATCGTCGCCTCGATCCAGGAGTTCGGTTTTACCAATCCGATCTTGATCTCTGGCGATGGCGAAATCATCGCCGGCCACGGCCGCGTCCTGGCTGCCGAGCGTTTGGGCATGGCCGAGGTTCCGTGCCTGCGCTTGTCCCATCTTTCGGACGAGCAGCGCCGCGCCTATGTGATCGCGGACAACAAACTTGCCGAAAACGCCGGCTGGGACAAAGAGCTGCTGGCGCTTGAGCTGGGCGAGCTGCGCGACCTGGGCTTTGGCATCGATGTGATCGGCTTCTCGAAAGACGAGCTTGAGCTGCTGTTCCTGGACGGCGACGATATCGACGGCGAAGGCAACACCGACGACGACGCGGTTCCTGATGCCGGCGACGGCTATGTCTCGTCTGAGGGCGATGTCTGGGTTCTTGGCGATCATTTGGTGATGTGCGGGGATTCCACCGTGGAGAGCGACTTCTCCGAGCTGATGGGTTCCGAGCTGGCTGACCTTTGCTGGACCGATCCGCCCTATAATGTGAATTACGAGGGCTCGGCCGGTAAAATCAAAAATGACCACATGGAAGGCGGGGCGTTTCGTCAGTTCCTGCTCGACTGCTTTGGGCTGGTCGCGTCCTACCTGCATGCCGGCGCGAGCTGCTATGTGGCGCATGCCGATACCGAGGGCCGGTCGTTCCGTGGGGCGTTCCAGGACAGCGGGTTTAAAACCTCCGGCTGCCTGGTCTGGATCAAACCTTCGCTTGTCCTGGGCCGGTCCGACTATCAGTGGCAGCACGAGCCGATCCTTTATGGATGGAAAGAAGGCGCGGCGCATCGCTGGTTTGGCGGTCGGAAGCAGACCACGGTTCTGAATGCCGAGGCGGCTCCCTTCGTGGTGACGGCTGACGGCGCTGTCGAAATCGACACCGGCGAGACAACGCTGCGCATCTCTGGGTCCGATTTGAAGGTGGAGGAGCTGGTCGGCTCCGTCATCCGGCATGAAAAGCCGCGCAAGAGCGGCGAGCATCCGACGATGAAGCCGGTCGGTCTCATCCTGCGCATGCTCAAAAACAGCTCGCAGCGCGGCGACATCGTGCTCGATCCGTTTGGCGGTTCCGGCTCGACCTTGATCGCTGCGCAAAAGAGCGGCCGGCGCGCGCGCCTGATGGAGCTGGATCCGCGTTTCGTCGACGTGATCGTGCGGCGCTGGCAGGAGTGGTCTGGTCTTAAGGCGCATCTGCGCAGTTCGGGCGAAAGCTACGATGCGTTGGCGGCGAGCCGGGGCGAGCGGAAAGCGGCGGCTGATGGCTAGGGGCTCGGCGCTTCGGACCGCATCACGCACCGCGCGGCTGGTCGCGCATCGCACCGGCGCTGCGGCCGAGGTCATCGGTGATCTGTCGCCTGGCGTGTCGGTCTCTGGTCTGACGGCCGGCCAGTTCTCTGCGATCGATGTGATGGAGCACATGGTAAATTGCCTGGGGCCGGCCGACGTGTCGATCTCAGCTTGGACCACCGGCCTCTACGATGTGAAGCGCGCGGCTGAAATGCGCGCCAACGAGCAGCTGCGCGGCCTTCGGTTCATCCTCGACCGCGGCACTTTTGAGAAGTCTCCGAAGTTCGCCGGTCCTCTGATCCAGGCGTGTGGCGTAGAGGCGTTCCGGTGCGTGTCAGTTCATGCCAAAATCATAATCGTGGAGGGTGCGCGCGGCCGTGCCGTCATGCGCTCGTCGATGAACCTGAATAAGAACCTGCGCACCGAGCAGTTCGACATCGATGTGTCGGACGCGTTCACTGATTTCTATCAGGGCTGGTTCGATGCGCTCTGGGACGAGGCAGGCCGCTCTACCGATAATGTCGAAATCATTAAGGCTGTCTTCGATCGCTACCTCGAGGAGGGGCCCATCGCCCCTGCGGTTGCGGAAAGCGCGCCTAATTCTGGAATGGTTGCGGAGGGCGACTTGCTTGCTGGTCTGTCGTTGGGGGAATTTGAGGGCTGATGGCAGGCGCCGGCAATCCTACCTATCCCGTCGGCACGATCGCAAAGCTGCTTATGCTCACGGATCGCCGGGTGCAGCAGCTGGCGAAAGAGGGCGTAATCCCGAAGGCGGAGCGCGGCCGGTATGATCTGGTCCCGTCTGTTCAGGGCTATATCCGGTATCTGCAATCGCTCGATGTCGGTCCTGGCGAGGGCCAAGAAGGCGCGATCAATTACCAAAGTGAAAAGGCGCGGCGCATGCGCGCGGATGCTGATCTTAAGGAGATGGCGGTGCTGCAGCTGCGCGGCTCGCTGATCAATGCCGAAGAGGCGGCGGCGGTGACGGCGCTGCTGATGTCGGAGCTGAAGACGAAACTTCTCAACAATGCGCCGGTGCGGATCGCGGCCGCAGGCAAATCCACCAAGACCGAGGCGGCTCTCAAGAAGATAATCAAAGCCGAGCTGTCGGAAATCATGGCCGGCATTGCGAAGACTGACCTTGTCGCCTTGATGGGGGAGCCTGCGTCCGATGGAGTATAGCCCAGCCGCGCACCGCATGATGGCCTCCGCCCTGGCCGCGCTGCAGCCGCCTCCGGATTTGAAGCCTTCGGTCTGGGCGGAGCGGTCGGTCTACATTCCGGTCGGCAACGCGATCCCTGGTTTGATCCGTTTCGACAACGCGCCTTATCAGCGCGAGCCGCTCGACATGACGGTCGATCCTACCTGTCAGCGTATCAGCCTGAAATGGGCCGCCCAGGTGGGCAAGACGCAAGTCGCGCTTTGTGCTCAGTCCTACCGGATTGCGATGGACCCAACGTCGCAGCTGATGATGCAGCCGTCGGAAGGCGATCTGCAAACCTGGCTGCAGACGAAGTTTAATCCTCTGGTCGAGGCCAATCCCGAGCTCGAGAGCCGGATCGCGACTGCGCGGGGTCGTAAGGGCGTCAACAACACGCGCATGAAATCCTACCCAGGCGGGTTCATCATGTTCGCCTGGTCGGGTTCGCCTAAGACGCAGCGGGGCAAGTCGGCACCCTTCGTCGTCGCGGATGAAACGGACGGCTACGATCGGACGGCCGAGGGCCATCCTGTCTCGCTGCTCTGGCAGCGGGCCGCGACCTTCGGGGATATGCGCAAGCTGCTGGAAATCTCGACGCCAACGGTGCGCGGCCTGTCCTGGATCGATGATGCTTACGAGCAGGGCGATCAGCGGCAGTTTCACGTCGGCTGTCCGCATTGCGGCGAGCCGCAAGTGATCATGTGGTCAAACGTCAAATGGGAAAAGGACGCGGACGGGACGCACCTTCCGATGTCGGCCTATTACGAGTGTTCGGCGCATGGCTGCGTCTGGTCTGATTCCGATCGGGTCGCGGCCGTCCGCGATGCTGAAAAGCTGGGCCACGGCTGGAAGGCCCAGAAGCCGTTCCTTGGCCACGCCAGCTATCATCTGTCGGAGCTCTATTCGTGCTTTCGTCGCCTGGGCGACATCGTGCAATCCTTCCTGGAAAAGAAGGCCAGCGACGATCTGCAAACTTTCGTCAACGTGTCCCTGGCTGAATGCTGGGAGGAAGAGGCGGAGCGGGTCGCGGCCGACGATCTAATGGCGCGGGCAGAAAGCTGGGGTGATAAAATCCCAGCCGGTGTCGCTTGCCTGACGGCCGGCATCGATATGCAGGAGGATCGCCTTGAGCTAGAGCTGGTCGGCTGGGGGCTGGGCGAGGAGTCCTGGTCGATCGACTATCAGGTATTTTGGGGCGATCCGATGAAGGACGACGTCTGGGAGCTGGTCTTCGACTTCCTGGCGCAAACCTATGAGACGGAAAGCGGGGCGACGCTGAAGGTCTCGGCTGCCGGCTTCGATACGGGTGGCTCGGGAGGCTTGACGCAGGCGGCTTACGAGCAGCTGCGCGGAAAGCATCGCCGTGGGTTCTATGCGCTGAAAGGTGGCAACCTTTGGGGAAAGCCTGTCGTGTCGGCTCCGAGCAAATCGCGCAGCGGCCGTCGATCGCGGCCGGTTATGCTGTTTTCCGTGGGTGTGAACGACACAAAGCTGACCATCCTGCGCCGCGCCAATATCTCGGTCGTTGGGCCTGGCTACTGCCACTTTCCGGTCGAGCGGGATCCGGAGTTCTTTCTTCAGCTGACGGCCGAGCAGCTGGTGACGAAAATGCGGCGCGGCTTCCCTGTCCGTGCCTGGCACAAAACGCGGGAGCGCAACGAGGCGCTTGATTGCCGGGTCTATGCCTACGCTGCTCTTAAAATCACAAACCCGAACCTGCCGCAGCGGCTGTCCCGCCTGGCACCGGCCGCGCCGGCTGCAGTTGAGCCGACCGAGGAGGAAGCGGGGAACGCGCCAGAGGAACAGAAGCGCTCGGCTCGCAATGCTGCGCGGCAGAGACGCCGGCGACGGACGTCTGGTCTTTGATCGCGCGAGGTTTCGATTTGCAGTACTTCCCGTCCTCAATCGCAGCGGGTTTGACCTTCGCTGTCGATCTGGATTTGGACGATCATCCTGCTCCAGAGTGGGCTGTGATCGTGATCCTGGCTGGTCCTGAAAAGATCGAGCTGACGTCGGTCCCTTATGGCGATCTGCACCGGCTGTCTGTTCCGGCGACGCAAACCACCAGCTGGGCGGGCGGTCTCTATGCGGCGTCTGTTCGTGCGGTATCTGGCGCGGATGTCGTCGAGGTGGACGCAGGGCAGGTCAAAATCACGGCCGATCTGGCCAGCGTCGATGGCGTGGTTGATCCGCGATCCCATGCCCAGCGGATGTTGGACGCCATTGAGGCGGTTCTCGAAAAGCGGGCCTCCCTCGATCAGCAGTCCTACACGATCGCCGGCCGGTCCCTGGTCCGGACGCCAATCTTGGAGCTGCAAACGATGCGCGACGCGTATCGCAAAGAGGTGGGCCGGCTGTCTGCCAATGGAAAGCCGCGCCGGCTGCTGGGCCGCCGCATTAATGTGAGGTTCGGTGGCTGATGTTTGGATTTGGTAAACGGTCAAAGGCCGACGTCGTCACGCGGGCCGATCCACCAATGCAGGCCGATCCGGTGTCGGCCGTGGTTGGCACAACGAGCGGGCTTCGGATTCGCCGGACGCGGAGCCTCACGCCTGGCGGGCGCGACCTCGGTCCTGCGGTTTCGTTTATGTCTTCGACGCCGATCTCCACCGATGCGTTGATCGATCGCAATCAGCGGGTGCTGGTCGCGCAGTCGCGGCAGCAAGCCACGACCAACGATTATATGAAGTCGTTCCTTCGGATCGCGGAGCGCAGCATCGTCGGTGCCAACGGCATTATCCTGCAGGCGCAGTCGAAGCTGCGCGATGGCAAGATGGACGCGAATGCTAACACGGCGATCGAGCTGTGGTGGGACGAGTGGTGCCGCGCTGAAAACTGCGATGTGACCGGCAAGCGAAACTTTCGCCGGCTCTGCAAGGCACTCGTCGGATCGGCGGCGAAGGACGGCGAGTTCATCGTCCGCGAAGTGCGCGGCAAGGACGCGGGTCCGATGCTGTATGCGCTGCAGGTCATCGATCCGCAGCGGTGTCCCGTCGATTACAACGTGGATAGCCTGGGAGGCGGTCGCTTCATCCGGCAGGGCATTGAGTTCAATCGCGCCGGCCGGCCTTTGGCCTATTTCTTCTCAACCGATAATCCGTCTTTAAATGGCTATACGCATGGCGGCATGTCGCTCGAGCGTGTGCCGGCGCAGCAGATCATTCACGGCTTTATCGAGGACTTGCTTGGCCAGCGGCGCGGTCTGCCCTGGGCGGCGACGGCGCTGTGGCGTCTGGGCATGCTGGATGGGTTTGAAAAGGCGGCGCTCAAAAATGCGCGGTCGTCCGCATCCCTCGGTGGTTTCATCGAATGGGAGGCCGGCGAGGGGCCGGATATCGACGATGATCTTGCTGACGAGGAGCTTGTTTTTGAGGCGGAGGAGGGGCTCTATCAAGAGCTGCCGCCTGGCGCGCGGATCAAGAACGTGCCGAGCCTGTATCCTACCGGCGAGTTCACGCCTTTCCATAAGGCGATGCTGCGCGGTGCCGGTGCCGGCATGGGCGTGTCCTATGTCTCGTTTGCCAACGATCTTGAGGGCGTGAATTTCTCGTCGATCCGGCAAGGCGTCCTGGACGAACGCGACCACTGGATGGACCTGCAGGAGTGGTTGATCGAGGTGCTGGTCGATCGCGTGTATCGCGCGGCGCTCGAGCCGGCTTTGCTAATGGGCAGGGTCGTTGCCAACGGTGTGCGGCTGCGTCCAGAAAACCTGTCTCGCCACTACGCTGTTCGCTGGCAGCCGCGCCGCTGGCCTTGGGTCGATCCGACCAAGGATATCGCGGCCGAGGTCACGGCGAAGAATAACCTTTTGACTTCGCCGTCCGAAATCATCCAGCGGCGCGGCGGTGATCCGGAGACGGTCTGGCGCAGCTACGCGCAGGATATCCAAGGCATGCGGGACGCTCAAATTCCGGATGAGTTCATCATGGCTGCCGTGCTCGGTGTCGCGCCGGCTTCAAACCCAAAGGCCGGTCAGGCCAAGTCCAGCGCGTCGACGGAAGATGCGCCGGACGATCAATCCGATAAGCAGGAGACCGACGATGTCGAAGATTAATTTTGCGACCTTGAGCTGCGCTTTGGTCGGGGCCGCGATGGTGCGGTCCCTGACGCCGGAGCAGCTGAATGGAAACCGTGGCGCGGGTGCGCTGCATCGCACCGCGCGGGTGCGGAAGTTTGACGAAGAGGCGCGGACCGTCGAGGTCGCGTTTTCCTCCGAAGAGCCGGTGTCGCGCTGGTTCGGTTCGGAAGTCCTAGATCATGGTCCTGGCGCTGTTGATATGTCGCGGCTTCTCGATGGCGCGGCCGTCCTGTGGAATCACAACACCGACGTGCAGATTGGCGTCGTGGAATCGGCCGAGGTCGGCAGCGATCGTCGCGGTCGTGCGGTGCTGCGCTTTGGTCGCGGTGCGCGGTCCGAGGAGATTTTCCGCGACGTGATCGATGGCGTGATCCGCCATGTGTCGGTGGGCTATTCAATTCGCGCCATCAAAACCGAAGAGAAGGAAGGCGAGGCCGATGTCGTCACGGTGACGGAGTGGCAGCCTTTCGAGATTTCTCTGGTCGCGGTGCCGGCCGACAGCTCAGTCGGTGTCGGCCGTTCTGCGGCGGGGAACGCGCCAGAGGCACCGGCAGCACCGTCTGCCGATAGTGAGACCATCATTTCTGGGGGCGAGCCTGCTTCCCGCAATCAAGAGGATAGTTCGAAAATGAAAACCAAAGTCATGCGGGACGCCGGTGGTAACCTGGTCCGCGCCAAAGTTGACGACGCCGGCAAGATCATTGAAGTGATCGAAACTCTCGAGGCGGCGTCCGAGACGCGCGAGCTGGTCCGCGCCGGTACGCAAGCCGAGCACGAACGCACCGCGTCGCTGCTGGAGCTGGGCGAGCAGCACGGCGCACCGGCAGATGCCGCGCGCGCTATTCGTGAGAATACCTCTGTCGCTGATTTCACGCGCCACCTTCTGTCCACTTTGAGCGAGCGTCGCGGCGGCGGCGGCTCCAACGATGCGCTGGACGACGATGCCGGCGTGATCGGGATGTCGGATGCCGACGCGGGCCGGTTCTCTTTTTTGCGGGCGCTGCGGGCTCTGGCGAATCCGAACGATCGCCGCGCGCAAGAAGACGCCGCATTCGAGCGCGAAGCCTCCGAGGCGGCAGCGCGTAGCTCCGGCCGCGAAGCGCAAGGCATCATGGTTCCGGCCGACGTCCTGCGCCGCGCTCTGAACACTGGCACCGGGGGCATCGCTCCTGGCGACACTGGCGGCTATGCGATCGCCACTGACCTGCACTCGCAGTCGTTCATCACCATGCTGCGCAATCGTTCGGTCCTGCTGGGCATGGCGACGCCGCTGGCCGGCCTGACGGGTAACGTCGATATTCCGACGCAGGCCGGTGGTGGCCAGGGCTTCTGGCTTGGCGAGGACGAGGACGCTGGCGAGAGCAACATTGATCTGGGCAATGTCCAGCTATCGATGAAAACCGTTGGCACTTACTATGAAATGACGCGCTCGTTCCTGAAGCAGAGCTCGATCGACGGCGAGGCGCTGGTGCGACGTGATATCGCTCAGTCCCTTGGCCTGACGATGGACTATGCCGGCTTTTACGGCACCGGCTCCGCCACCATGCCGCTCGGCCTGGCGAACCTGTCGGGCATCAACGCTGTGCCATTTGCGGGTGTTCAGCCAACCTATGCCGAGCTGGTGCAGATGGAGAGCGAGATCGCGTCTGACAACGCTGACGTGGATTCGATGGCTTATGTCGGCAACGCGGCCTTCCGTGGCGCTATGAAGACCACCCAGAAGTTCGCCGGCACCAACGGCCAGCCGGTCTGGGAAGAGGGCGGCACCGTGAACGGCTACCGCGCTGAAATCACCAACCAGACCACTTCGGGCGATACGTTCTTTGGCAACTTTGCGGATATGCTGGTCGGCATGTGGGGGGGCCTCGATCTGACGGTCGATCCTTATTCGATGTCCAAGAAGGGCCGTCTGCGGATCGTCGCATTCCAGGACGCCGATATTGCCTACCGCCATGTCGAGTCCTTCGCCCTGGGCCGCAAGCCGGTCGTCTAAATCATAGGCCGATCCGCTCGCGGGTCGGCTTTCCCCTTTTCCCTGTAACGTAGGTGTCAAAATGGCAGAAAAGAAAAAGATCGAGCTGCGGCTCACCTCGGCTGTCGCGATCGGCGGTAAGATCGTGCTTCCTGGCAGCGGCAAGTCCAAGGCCGACTGCACTGTGTCCGAAACCCTGGCAAAGAACCTTTTGCACCGCGGCAAAGCCGAGCTGTTTGGCGACCAGGATTTGGCAGGCACCGGCATCGTGGATCCTGCCGACACCGATTCCGGCGCAAAGAACGGCTTTCCGCCTCCGGCCAAAGACGGCCAGAACCGCTCCGGCAGTCCGCTGGTGCAGCCGCAAGGCGGCGCAGAGCAGGGAGCTAATGCAACGCTTGGTGCTGGCTCTGGCGCTGCGCCTGCCAAGCCAGCCGCCAAAGGCAAAACTGCCGGCGCGGCGAAGTAACGCTTATGCCTGCCCCTGATTGGGAAAACCTCGACGCCTTCTTTGGGCAGGACGATTTCGCCGTGCCGGTTACCATCCGGCGCGGCGAGGTCGTCTTGTGGCAGGGCTCGGCCATTTTTGATGATGGCAACGCGCCAGCCGACTTAGGCGACCTTGAGCACGATCTGTCGTCGCCGCATTTGATCTGCTCGGCCGATGATGTCGCGGACGTCGACGATGGCGACGTCGCTGTTGTTGCTGGTAAGGTCTGGGATGTGATGGGCGAGCCGGAGCGCGACGGCACCGGCCTGGCGCGCGTGATCCTGGCAAAGCCAAACGTCGCTTTCCGTGCTTAACTTCGACATTGATGCCGGCGAGCTGGAGCGGCTCTCCACTCAGTTCGATTCCTCGTACCGCGAGATTGATCTGGCCTATGGTCGCGCGCTACGCCGAACAGCCGGCAACATTCGGCGGCTGTCGTCAAAGGGCCTGCAGTCCGAGCTGGGCTTGCGAAACGCCACGGCGCTACGTCGCCGCATCAAAGAATTTCGCATGCGCAAGGGCGGGGGGCAGTCGATCCAGATGTGGTTCGGTGCAAACGATCTGCCGATTTCCGCTTTCAAGGGGCGGCCGCGCGCGGTGCCTGGCGGGGTCGAGTTCAACGGTACCACTGTGCTGGGCGCTTTCTTCGCAAAGCCGGGTGGTAAAAAACGCGGGGTCTATGTCCGCAAGGGCCCGGATCGGATACCGTTCCTCGAGGCCATGATGCCGGTGGCCGATCGCATGATGATCTATCTCGAGGACGAGGTGTTTGTGGATATCGAGGGCCTGTTCTTTCGCAACTTCGAGTCCGAAATTCGGGCGCGGACTATTCTGGGCGTTGGTGGAAAGTATAGCAAATGAGCGAATTGGATTTAGCGGCCGCGTTGGCTGGCATCGTGTTGAAGCTGTCGGAAGCGTTTCCGGATGTGAACGTGTGCGAGGCTGAAGGTGTGGAGCCGGCCGAGCTGCCGGTGCCGGCTTTGATCTGCCAAATCTCGGAGATCGAGCCGGATCCTGACCGCGAGCCGCTGACGGGCCAGTTTCCTTGCATGGTCCGCGTCCAGGCGCGGATTGTCCTGGGACATCGGACGCCGACGGTTCGGATGCAAACGCTGCAGCTGGCCGGCGCGGTCGCGGCCATCGTTCACAACCACCGGTTTGGTTCTGAATGGGGCGGCGCAAAGGTCTTTGCGGTTGAGCCAGATGAATTCGCGCCGGAGGCCACTCGCTTCGATGTCTGGTTGGTCGAGTGGAGCCATGCGGCACGGCTGGGCGCGGGCTTCGCGCTGCCGGATGAATTCCAACCGACCGAGGTGCTGGTGTCGAATGCACCGCAGATCGGCCTCGATCATGAAGCGGAGTATGCGGAGGTGTCGCCGTGAGCAATCTGGCTCTTTCCGAAGTCATGCGGATCGTCGAGCGCATGGTTATCATCGGCACGGTGACTGCCTTCGATCCGGCTACCGCAAAGGCGCGGGTGTCACTCGGTCCTGGCGTGGAATCCGGTTGGCTGGCAATCGCCCAGATGGGCTCCAAAGATGTGCGGATTTGGGTGCCACCTGTCGTCGGCTCGCAGGTTGTTGTCTTTTCGCCTGGCGGGGATACGGCGCGCGGCATCGTTTATCCTGGTCCATATGACGGCGCTGCGCCTGACGATCGCAGCAGCTCGATTCGCCTTTCGATGCCTGGCGTTGATATCGCTGTCGATGGCGGTGTCGCCACGGTGTCGCTCACCACTATGAACGTGACCGGAAACATCATCGTGGACGGCGATGTGATCGCCTCTGGCGTTAGCCTGGTCAACCACGTGCATGGCGGCGTCGATCCCGGCTCGTCTTCGACGGCTCCGCCCAGCTAGGGGAACGCGCCAGAGGAAGCCCGCGGCTGCTGCTGCCAGTTTGCGACTATGCGTGGAATGAGTAGCAGCAACGGATTGAGCTTGGGTGGCATGTCGCATTTGCGGCAGTCGATCCGTGACATCCTATCCACTCCGATCGGCTCGCGTGTTTTGCGTCGCAGCTACGGGTCTCGGCTCTCTGAGCTTGTTGATAGGCCTTATTCTTCGGGGCTGCGGCTAGAAGTGATTGCAGCAACGGCCGAGGCAATCGCGACTTGGGAGCCGCGCATATCCGTTAAAAATGTCAGCCTTTCGCAATTCGGCGGGGGCCGGATTGAGGTCTCGATGACGGCCGAGCTGATCGCCTCGTCACAGGTTTTGGAAATTGAAGGGATAGTGGTGTCATGAGTGCGTTTACCGCAATCGATCTTTCGAAGTTGCCAGCGCCGTCTGCCGTCGAGGTTTTAGATGTTGAGGCAATTCTGGCCCAGCTGAAAGCCGATGTTATCGCACGGGATCCTTCTCTTGCCGAGGCGTTGTCTCTGGAAAGTGAGCCGCTGGTCAAACTCCTTGAGGCCGCGTCTTACCGCGAATTATTGTTGCGGCAGCGCATCAATGAGGCGGTGCGCGCCACGATGCTCGCCTTCGCTGGTGGCGCTGATCTGGATCATTTAGGATCGCTTTTTTCGATCGAGCGGGCCATATTGGTTCCAGCTGATATCGATGTGCTCCCCCCTACCTTGGCGATCTATGAATCCGACGATCGGTTTAGAAACCGTATTCAGCTGGCGCTAGAAGGCTTTTCAACGGCTGGCACTCTTGGGGGGTATCGGTTTTTCGCCCTATCCGCCTCCGGAGCGATCGCAGATGTTTCTATCCTCAATCCTTCGCCAGGCATCGTTCGTGTGGTTTTGCTGTCGAGGGACGGCGATGGTTCCGCAAGTGATGACTTGCTCGAGACAGTGCAGCGCCGTCTTAGTGCGGAGGAGGTCCGTCCATTGACCGATCTGGTCGAAGTGGTGTCAGCGTCGGTGGTGCCTTATTTCGTATCAGCGCGGCTCAAGATTTTTGGCGGGCCGGATCCTGATGTTGTTGTGGCATCGGCTTTGGCTGCGGTAGAGCAATTCGTTTCTGACAACCGGCAAGTCGGGCGCAGCATACCGCGCGCTGGTCTGATCGCAGCGCTGTTTCAGTCCGGTGTGGAAAATGTCGATTTAATTTCACCTGCGTCTGACGTGGTGACTGAGGGGGATCAGGCTGGCTTTTGCGCGGATATTTTGATCGCGGTGGATCAATAAATGTTGGGTCATGTCTCTCTTTTGCCGCCAAATGCGACGGATTTGGAGCGATCGATCGAGGCGTCGATGGCGAACTTTCTCGCGTTGGATGTTCCTGTTGCGGCGAACGCTCGTGCGGCGACGGCTGCGGCGGATCATCTGGCGTGGCTGGCGTGGGCGCTGTCGATCGATACCTGGCGCAGCGAATGGCCTGACGATGTGAAGCGCGCAAATATTGCCGCTTCGGTTGAGGTACATCGAACCAAGGGAACGCGCGGCGCTGTTGATAAGGCTTTACGGGCGTTTGGTTTTGAGCCGCTAATTATCGAGTGGTTTGAGAATGGCGCCGCTCCTTTCACATTTTTGGTTAAGCTGTCAGCTCAAAACGTCGTTGCCAGCAGTTTCCGCGTTGATGCGGCCTGGCTCGATTTTGTGTCGCAAGTCATCGAAAATACAAAACCGGCGCGCGCTCAGTTTGAGGTTCTGGCGACGGAGGGTCTTCGCTCCGTTTCCTACAAGCGTGTTGCGATGAGCGAGCGGCAAACCGACGCGTTTCGCATTGCGCCGGTTGCCGCGCCATCGGCTCTCGAAACGACCGCTTTTGGCCGTGCAGCATCGCGCGACGCTATGAACGATGCGCTGGTCATGAATTTTGAAAGGAGCGCTGTCTGATGCCGCAATCGATTATTACCAATCTCGGGGAGTCTCTCTTGGCGGCCGCCGCGGGGAGCACCTCCGCCGTTGAAATCACGCACGTTGCATTTGGAGACGGCAACGGCGCAGCCTACGCGCCCGCGTTTTCTCAGGTAGCGTTGAAAAAGGAGCGCCTCCGGGTTCAGATCGAAAGCCAGCAGCTTTTGGAAGGGAACGGCTGGCGCATCAAAGCCGTCGTGCCTGCCGACACGGCTCCTTTTGACGTCTGCGAAATCGGATTCTTTACCGCTGCCGGCGAGCTGATCGCTTTGTGGGCGGGGGTGGATGTAACCTCTCGACGGGTCGGTATTGTGACTTACGAGATCAACCACTTCCTCGACTTCTCGGGCGTCGCTGATGGCCTGCTCATCATCAATGCGCCGGATGACGAGCTGTTCAATCATGCCGTTTTGAATCTTGCAGCCGATGCGACCGGGGCGATTAACCTTTTGCATGAAAGACGGACGCGCAAGGAGCAACTGCTGCAACGCGACGCGGAAATGTCGCTAGGTGCGCCAGTCGGTATGATTTCGGCATTTGGCCAGAAGGCCGCACCGGATGGCTGGCTGCCCTGCGATGGCCGTGATGTCAGCCGATCTGCTTACGCTGACCTTTTCGCGGCCCTTGGTACGCTCTGGGGCGCTGGCGATGGCGTGGCCACATTCACGCTACCCGATTTTTCCGGCGACTTTCGTTTCGTCCCGACTGCCGTTGTCGGCCGTCAGCGTAGCGTCGCGATCAATTATTGCATTCGCACTTAAGGAGCTTCCTATGAGCATTTCAGATATCAACGCCGCAGCCATCGCTCTTAATGAGCTGCGTGCTCGTCTTAATGGCTATCTTGACGATCTAGATGCCGGAAACGCAGCCGCTATCGCAGCTGCGCAAGCGCAGCTTCAGGCGCGCCAAGCAGCCTATGACGCACTTGCGGCAAATCTAGAGGATGTCGCTATCTCAGCCGCCTCTCGGATCGTCTATCTTGATCCGAACACCGGCGACGATCTGCAGGACGGAAGCGTCAACGCTCCTGTTAGAACCTTGCCCGTTGCTTATGCGATGGCGCAGCCTGGGGGCGATCTAACTATCCGCATTCGCGGCGTAGCGTCCGAGGTGGCATTCGTCGGTGCAGCAGCATGCAACGCTGGCCGTGTTTTCTTTTCTAACGTGGATGGCATCGGTATTGATCGATCTACCTTTCCAAAAATTACTGGAGGTTCTTCGTATTTTCGGGGTTCGCATGTCGAGTTTTCAGGAGTGAATTTAGATGCCACCACTGGCTTTCTATTTAAAGCGTTTGGCCGGATGTCTGTAAAAGTTTTACGGTCTCTGATTGTTGCTGGTGATGGGGGAGTATTTATCCATCACTCATCGGAGCCGGGTCATATCGATTTAAGCCTGACGCATGCAGAAATTTCGGATGCGGTTGGTGCATCGTTACCGCGCGTTTTGATTGCCTCTACATGGACCTTTCAGGGGACGAGCTTGAGCTTACCAGTCGGCAAATCAATGGCTGATTATATCAACGTGACGCGAGCTGCAGACGGATCGCCACTGAATGGCATTTCATCCCTGACAATCTAAGGACGTATAAATATGCAATTTGACATCGATTTTGACGGACGCAGCTATTTTAGCTTATCGGCAGCTGACGCGGCCGCTGTGGGTATTCCATCAACGGTGATTGCTGCCCAGTTGAAACAAAAGGCTCGATCAGAAATTGAAGCTACTGCCAACGCCAGGCGTGCGGCAGTGGTCAGTGCATCGGCGGGAAAACTTGCCGAGTACCGTTTTAAAGAAGAGATCGCTCGGGATGTCGCGAGTGCGGATCCTGACGAATTAGCATTAATCGATCGCGAGGCCGTGGCGTTCGGTATGGATCAATCCACTTTTTTGAGCCTCATCTCGGAAAAGGCAAAAGCCTACCGGCTGATTGCGCTGTTGATTGGTGCGCTCGAAGCCGAATCCAAGGCTGCGGTTGCGGTGTTGCCTGATGATCCTGACGATATCGAGCGGTTTGTCCGCGAAGACCTAGAGGCAGGTCGGCGTGAAGCCGAGGCGGCGTTTCAGGCCGATCTGGCTGCACTGGCTGGCTAATGAGCCTCTACACGGATGCTGCCAATTGGTGCGAGCCCATCGGTGGCATCCGTTATCAAGTTTCGGAGCCTGTTTCGTTTGAAGTGGGCCGGAAGGGGTCAGGTCTATTGGTATGTGTCCCTGAAGGCACTGTCTTCGACTGCTCTATTCCTCGCTTGCTGCAATCTGTCCTCAGTCCGCACGATCTACGATTTTTGAAGGCAGCCGCTCTGCACGATGTACTTCTAGGCCGCAAATGGGATCGTGTGACTGCAGCTGCGGTTTTTCATGATGCGCTTCGAAGCGATGGCGTCGGGCGTCTGCAACGCCTTCTCATGTGGATGGCGGTTAGTTTGTATCGCTGGCAATAGCGGCGCTGTCGCTCTTACGGGGAACGCGCCAGAGGAATAGCGGCGCTCGCTGCGTGATCTTGCTTCCAACCACATCGGAGAGGTGATCATGTCAGCAAGTTTCCTGCACGGCGTCGAGGTTCTGGAAGTCGAGGCGGGCGTCCGTCCCATTCGCGTCGTTAACACGTCTGTGATCGGCATCGTCGGCACTGCGCCGGATGCCGACCCAGTCGCATTTCCCTTAAACACGCCAGTCCTAGTCGCGGGTTCTCGCACCGAGGCGGCGAAGCTGGACACGGTCGGCACTGGCCTCGGCACTTTGCCAGCTGCCCTAGACGGCATCTTCGACCAGATCGGCGCTGTCGTCATCGTGGTTCGGGTCGAGGTCGGGTTGGGCGAGGCTGAAACTCTGGCGAATGTGATCGGCGGCGTGAATGCCGTCGACGGCACCTTCGAGGGTGTGCATGCCCTGGCCGGCGCGGAGAGCGTCGTCGGGTTTGCACCGCGGATCCTGATCGCGCCTGGCTTTACCCACCAGCGTCCTACCGACTTGGCAAACCCTGTAGTGGCCGAGCTGGTCGGCTTGGCCGATCGTATGCGCGCAGTCATCATCCAGGATGGCCCAAACACCACCGACGCGGCCGCGATCGTGGCGGCCGGTGATGCCGGTTCCGATCGCGTCTATCTGGTCGATCCCTGGCATCTGGTTTTCACGGGTGGCGATATTCTCGCCGTGCCTCCGTCGTCCCGCGTCGCTGGTATGATCGCCAAGTCGGACAACGACGTCGGCTTCTGGGCATCGCCTTCCAATCGTGAAATCGCGGGCATCATCGGCCTGTCGCGTCCGATCGACTTTGTCCTGGGCGATCGCGCATCGCGCGCGAACCTTTTGAACGAGGCCAAGGTTGCCACCACGATCCGCCAGAACGGTTTCCGCCTCTGGGGCAATCGGACACTCTCGGCCGACGCGAAGTTCGCTTTCCTGTCGGTGCGTCGCACGGCCGATGTGCTGAATGCCTCCCTGCAGCGCGCTCACCTTTGGGCAGTCGATCGCGGCATCACGCGGACCTATGTGGACGACGTGACCGATTCCGTGAACGGGTTCCTGCGTGACCTCAAGGCGCAAGGCGCTATTCTGGGCGGCACTTGCTGGGCCGATCCGGACCTGAACACGCCGACGGCTGTGGCCGACGGCAAGGTCTACTTTAATTTCGACTTTTCGCCAGTCTATCCGGCCGAGCACATCACGTTCCGGTCGATGCTGGTTAATGACTACGTTGAGGAGGTGTTCGCGTAATGGCTGCCGAAGATATCATCAAATACCTAAATCTGGTCATCGACGGCCGGGGCTATGCCGGCAAGCTGAAGGAGTGGACGACTCCCACTCTGGCCACAACCAATTTCGATTTTCGCGGGGGCGGCATGGATGCGCCCGTCGATGTCGAGACCGGAATGGAAAAGCTCACCTTCTCGGGTGTGCTGACCAGCTACGATGCGGACGTCCTGGCGCTGTGGGGTTTGAAGACCGGCGCGCAGACGCAGCTGACGGCGCGCGGCTCGATGGAAAGCCTCGACGGCACCGTTAAGCCAGTCGTGCACAACATGACCGGCAAAATCTTGAGCCTGGCACGCGGCACTTGGGGTCCTGGCAACGAGCCGGCTCTGACGATCACTGGCTCGCTGACCTTCTACCGCGAAATCGTCAACGGCCGCGTAGTCCACGAGATCGATGTCATCAACATGGTCCGGTTTGTGGATGGCGTCGACCAGCTGGCCGCGCACCGCAAGAACCTGGGGATTTGATCGTGGATACGGATACTGATGCACCGGTGCTGCCGTCTTACCTGAAGCGGACCGACGGCGCTGTCTCGATCGACTATTCGGACATTCCGGCGAAGATCGACGGCGGCTCTGTCCTCGAGCTCGTCATGCGCGAGCCGCGTGTCCAGGACCAGCTGTCCGTCGAGGGCAAGTCTGCGATGAAAGCCGAGGTCGCGATCTTTGCAAACCTCTGCGATCTGCCTCCGGAGGCGATCGCTGGTCTGTCGCTGAAACAGTACGGCCGGCTGCAGGAAGCCTACGCCTCTTTTTTGGCCTAGCGTCCACTGATGTGCGGCGGGGTCTTATGGACCTCGCCCACTACACCGGCTGGGGGCTTGAGGAGCTGATGCGGCTGTCGGTGTCTCGCTTCATCTGGTTCTTGGAAGGGCTGCCCAAAGCATGAGCCGCGATCAAAAGCTTAAATCCACTATTACGATCGGTGCCGCTCTCGATGGCTCGATCAAATCGAGCGTGTCGTTCATTAAGAATGGCCTCGCGTCTGTCGGCTCTGAAATCAAGACAGTGACAAAGCGCCAGCAGGAGCTGGGCAAGCAGCGCGCTGTTCTCGAAAAGCAGGGCCAGTCCGTCGCGCATCTCGATCGCGAGTACGAAGACCTGGCGCGGACGCTGGTCGATCTGGAACGCAAGCAGGAGCGCTACAATCGCGCGGCCGCTGCGTCGCGCCGTGTTGGCTCCACCTTTAAATCTATGGCTACCTCTGTGCGCCGCGATGCGCGCAACATCGCGGTCGGGGCCACGGCCGCAGCCGGCGCGATCTTTGGTATCGCCGCATCCACCGCAGCGCTGGGCGACAACGTCGCAAAGACGGCCGATCGCCTCGGCATTGGCATCGGCGCTTTGCAGGAGCTGCGCTATGCGGCCGAGCGCACCGGCGTCGATGTAGGCACCTTCGACAAGGCGATGGAGGGCATGCAGAAGCGCCTGGGCGAAGCGGCAGGCGGCACCGGCACAGCAGTCGACGCTCTTAAGGCGCTGGGCCTGTCTGCATCCGATTTGATCGCAATGGAGCCGGATGCGGCCTTCTATGCGATCGCGGATGCAATGGCGAACGTCGGTACTGTAGCTGAACGGACGGCGCTTTCTAGCGATGTGTTTGGTCGATCGGGCGTGGCCTTGCTTAATATGACGCGGGAGGGCAGCGCTGGTCTCGAGGAGTACGGCCGCCAGGCGCAGCGGACCGGAAATATACTGTCCGATGAAGCTGCGCGGGATGCCGAGGTCTTTCAAGATCGCCTGCTCGATACGCAGATGGTCGTGAAGGGATTAAAGAACACGATCGGGGCAGCACTGATGCCTGTCGTATCAGACGCAATGGAGCGGTTTTCTACCTACGTGATTGAAAACCGTGAACAGGTAGAGCTCTGGGCAACGACGTTCGCCGAACGAGTCGAAGCTGCGATACCAGTAGTGCTCGAATTGGCGGGTGGGGTTGGCCGCATGATGACTGTGACCGGCACAGCTGCGGCTTCGGTTGCCGATTTGGTTGGCGGCTGGGATAACTTCGGAATGGTAATCGCCGGACTAGCGCTCGGTCGGTCGATCATTGCCGTTGGTAGGTTCGCCGGGGCAGTTGGTCAGCTTGGATGGGCTCTCGCGCGGCTGGCTGGCGGGGCTCCAATCGTTGCCGGTGCTCTCCGGATGATTGGTACGGCGCTACTCTCCAATCCGATCGGCTTGGCTGTCGCTGCGATCGCCGGCGGTGCCTATCTCATCTACAAGAATTGGGACAAGGTCGGGCCTTGGTTCAGTAGTCTTTGGGATGGGGTGCAGCAGACCTTCGGGGGTGTGGCAGACTTTGTCATGGGTCTGTTCACCGGCGACATGAAGCGCGCGGTCGGTGGCGTCAAAGATGCTTGGTCTGGCGTTGGCGGTTTCTTCCAGGATTACCTGTTCGGTATCGGCAACGCTTTCATGTGGGCCTGGGACGGGACGATCGGGCCTTATGTCGAAAGACTGGCCGATGCGGCTGGGCTTACCGACGCCTGGTCAAATGTTGCGCCTCGGTTCTCTGCTATCTGGTCTGATGTCAAAACCACATTTGGTGGTGTATCTGACTTCGTCGTTGGTGCGTTCATGGGCGACATGGACGGTGCCGCTGATGGTCTGCGTACCGCCTGGTCTGGCGTCGGTTCGTTGTTCCGGTCCTATCTAAATGCCGTCGGTACCGCGTTCAGTTTTGCCTGGGGCAATACGATTGGGCCGGTGGTCGAAAAACTGGCAGCTACCGAAGGCGTCCAGCGCGCCTGGGATACCGTGAAGACGACGGTCGGGGCGGTGCTCGATTGGCTGTCTGAAAAGTTCGCGGCTGTTTGGGAGCGGATTAGCCCTGTCGTCGATGGTCTTAAATGGGTTGGCGAAAAAGGAGCCGCAGCAGCTTCCGTCCTGCGGTTCGGTAGCGACGAGGGCTCCGTCATGGATGTGCCGGCTCCCGTCGGTGCGACGCAGGGCTCGACGTCCGATGCGATCTCCAACCTCGGCATCCCTGGCCGCAACAACAATAAGCCGAAGGGCTTGGACATTACGCCTAGGGCGAATGGCGGCGGCTATGACCCTGGCTGGCTTCTGACGGGCGAGGTGGGTCCGGAGCTCAAATTTGAAACGCGTTCTGGCTTCGTCGCGACCAATCGGCAGCTGCGGCAAATGGCGGAGCTTTCCGATCGCGCGGTCTCTTTGCCATCGGTAGTTGGGCGCAATGCCTCGCAACCTATAGATGCCAAGTTATCGGCGCCGCAGCTGGCGCGCTCCAGTTCGGTGCGGCCTTTGGGGGCCACTGGGGCGAGGCCGCTGCCGCAGCCTAGTCGCGTTGGTTTTACGCGTCCTGCCGTTGCTCTTGCGGAGAGGAAGATGCCCGCGCTGCCTGAAAGCCCACCGTCGTCGACGGGGACGTTGCAATCTGGTTCCTCCGGTTCTGATCGGCAAGTCGTCCAGCACATCACGCACCAGATCAACGCCACCGGCCTGTCGGTCGAGGAGCTGATTGGCGAGCTGAAACGCCGCGAGCGCCAGGCGTCGTCGTCGGCGCTGTTCGATCGGGTGCCTGGCACCGGATTTGCGGGGAGGTAACGATGGCCGATGTAATGATGCAGCTTGGGACCTTTCAGTTCGGCCTTGATACGGCCGCCTACCAGCGGCTGTCGCGCTCTGCCGAGGCGCGCTGGGCGCGGCAGTCTCGGATCGGAACCACCGACCAGCTGCAGTTCGTCGGTCTGGCTCCACAATCGATCGAGTTCAGCGGCACTATTCTGCCGCAGTGGCGCGGGGGCTACTCCCAAACGGGGGCCATGCGCAGGCTGGTCACTCTCGGCATCCCCTTGCCCCTCGTTTCGGGGCTGGGCGCGATCATGGGCCTCTGGGTGGTCGAGTCCGTGTCGGAAGAGCACGAAACCTTCGACGTGGGCGGTGCCGCGCGCGTTCAATCCTTCACCATGCGAATTGCGAGGTATGATGCCGGTCTCGGTTCAATCTTACGTTTGCTCTGATGGCGATGTGCTCGATGCTGTTGTGGCTGCTCACTATGGCAGCCGCGATGCTCGCGAGCTCGAGATCGTATTGGAGGCAAACCCTGGGCTGGCCTTGAAGGCCAGCAATCTGTCCGCTGGCGATATCGTCTTGCTGCCGGTCATCGCCGCGCCGGCGCTTAATGGCACGGTGTCTTTGTGGGACTAGGCGACTTCGCTCCTTTGGCCTCGGTCACGATTAATGGGGTGCCGCTGACTGGTTTCCTGTTCTCGCAGCTGTCGTCGATCACCGTCACCGATGTGGCGGGCCTACAGTCCGATACTGTGGATCTGGAATTCGTCGGCTCTGGTCTGTTCGGCTCGATCGCTTTGCCGCAGCCTGGCGCGGAGATATCTGTCTCGCTTGGGACGCTGGGCAAGTTCCGCGACTTCGGCGTGTTCATCGCTGACGAGTGCGAGGAAAGTTCGCCGCCCAGCACCATTCGGGTGCGCGGCCTGGCAAAACCTCAAGGCGCGACGGCCTCTGGCATGGGGCCGCTTCATGTGCAGAAAAGCCGGAGCTGGGATGCGGGGCAAACGCTCGGCGCGCTGGTCGAAGCGATCGCGGGCGAGGCTGGTTTGACACCGGCCGTTGCGTCTTCGGTCTCCGGCTTGCTGCTGGGCCACCTCGATCAAATCGACGAGTCCGACATCGCTTTGCTCACGCGGGTGGCGCTGGGCCTCGATGTCTTGGTCAAGCCGGCAGCCGGCCGTCTGTTCGTCGGTCGCCGTGGTGATGGTCTGACGGCAAGCGGGCAGAGCATGCCCATCTTTCCCCTGGTTCGATCGAGTGTGTCGCGCTGGTCGGTTCGTCGATCGCTGGGTGAGCGCGCGGCTTCGGTCGTGGCCACCTATCGTAATTTAACCGCGGCTGATGAAATCGAGGTTTCGGCCGGGGAGGGCGAGCCGGTCCGCCGACTGCGCGGCACATTCATCGACCAGGCGTCGGCGCAAGCTGCGGCCGAGGGCGAGCTGGCGCGGGCAGGGCGCGCTGTCGAAACGCTCGAGGTCGGGATGCCTGGCAATGCGTTGATCTCCCCCGAGAGCATCATCTTGCCGGTTTTTTCTCTCGCATCTGCCGGCCGGTGGATCGCTGCCGAGGTTCGCCATTCGCTTTCTTCTGGCGGGTTCACAACGTCCTTCACGGCCGAGCGCGCGAATGCTCCGCCTGCCGAGGGCTGATCTGTTTTTTAAACGGTCTGGAGGCCGGTATGTCGGTGAATGATAGCGCGCGCCGGGGCGCGGATATAACGGTCCAGCTGGGCAAGGTGCTAGGCGCGGTGTCGCTTATTGTGACGCTGGCTATCTCGAGCTGGGCGCAATTTTTTGGTCCTGGCTTCTGGTGGCTTACCGGCATGCAGGGGCTCGAGGATCGGCTGACGGCGCGGATAGATGCTAAGCTGGATCCAGTCGCCTCCGATGTTGCTTTTATTCTGAAAAACATGCCGGCACCTCGGGTCGTGGATTGGGACGAGTCCGTCGGCCAGCAGGCGGGTGTATGCACCTCTCAGCGTTGCGAGTACGTTTTGGGTGGTACGCGTACACCCTATGGTGAAACCTGCGGCAGGCCGGACGTAGTGAGAGTGGAGTTGCGCGGAGCCGATGGCCGGCTGTTCGACATCACCTTCGATCCGGATTGGAAACCGACAGAATTGCGTCGGACGCCGATAACCTTCTCCCTGCCGCTAGTGATCCCTGGCTACGTGCCGCCAGGTCCTTACAGCTGGCGATCGCACCAGCGGTATGCGACCTGCAGCGGGATCGGCGAGCCCATCGTCCGAGTGTCGCCCTGGTGGCCTCTAATAGTGACCGGCATTTAGGCCACGCGAGATGTTGGCTCCAACCCGGCCTATTGCTTTTGTAATCTAAAACCGTAGAAGCTGCCGGGATTGGGGGCGCCTACTTATGGGACAGGCACGTTTTGAGATCGCATTCGAAGGCGTACCCTTCGACGACGGCTCGATTGATGTTAGCGATTTAGCGCCGACTCTTCTAGCGCTCGGCAAGGTCGTTCAAATGGCAAATCAGGTTTTGAATGGCGATCGGGCGGAAGCGAAGTTGAAGGTTGCGGCAACCTCCGAAGGGTCTTTCGTTGCGGCGCTTCTGATGGACGTGAGCTGGATCACCGACATGCTGGATGCCGTGGTATCCAGTCCTGGTCGGGTCGTCGCTGCAGATCAGCTGATGGATCTGTTGATCAAAGCTGGAACGATTACTGGTGCCGCTGTCGCAGCGCCTTTCGGCTTATTCGCAGCCCTTAAAAAGATGAATGGCCGACGTCCTGATTTAGTTGAGCCGACCGGAAATGGGACCACAGAAATTACAATCAATGGCACCGTTATCGTCGTTGATGATCGAACCGTTGATCTGTTACGCGACCTGCCGCTGCGCGAAGCTGTCGAGAATTTTTCTCGCAAAGCTGCCAGCGTCGACGGCCTAGAGCGGTTGCGGCTCGGGTCGAACGAACCTGACAATGAGGCCTTGATACTGGAACGACGAGATTTCTCGAAGTTGGAAGTGCCTGACGAAGAAGATATCGAAATTATCCCCGATATTACTCGTCGAGAGGCTTGGTTGAAGATTGTTTCCGTTCATTTCCGTGATGGTTACAAGTGGCGCTTCAGCGACGGCGGGGAGCGCCCGTTTACGGCCGAAATGGAAGATATTGATTTCCTAAACCGGGTACAGGAAGGGTTCATCACGATGAATGCCAACGATGCCATCCGGTGCCGTTTGCGGGATGAGCAGTCATTAGCTGGCTCTAGCCTGTCAAAATCCACGTATGTCGAAGAAGTTCTGGAGCATCGTCCTGGCGCACGTCAAATGGCTTTAATCTAAACCCCGCATCGCGTTAATCGATGGAACGGAGCTGCACGACATTACCTTCGGTCGTGCGGCCGGTAACAAAGTCTGCCCATAGCTGCATGACGGCGCGGCGCTTCTCGAGCATATCCGATCGGGCGTAGGTCCGCTCCACCGTGTTGCCGATCGTGTGCGCCAGTATGGTCTCCGCGACGTCAAAGCTAGTTGCGTCGGTGTCCTGCACCCAAGTCCGAAAGCTGGTGCGGAAGCCATGCGGGCGGCCGGGTTCCTTCATTCGGTTGAGCACCTTTTCGATCGCTACGTCTGTGATGCCGTTGCCACTTCCCTTGCGCATGCCAGCAAAGACGAGCTCATCGTTAATCTCTGCCATCTGGTCGCGGATTCGAATCGCCTCATCCGATAGGGGGACGCGGAAGTCAGCTGTCTTCCCCTTGCGGCCTTTCATGCGCGCGGCTGGTACCGTCCACACATCGCCTGGCATCTCGTCAAATCGTGCACCGCGGCATCCACCGCTCCGGACCAGCGTGAGGATCATAAATTGGAGCGCCTTCGCGCCGGTGCCGCCGTTCTCGAGCTGCGCATAAACTTCGGGTATCCTCTGCCATTCCGTCGCGGCAAAAGGCACCGCCTGGTGGACGTGCTCGCCCAGGTGCTGCAGCGCTATCTCGATCGTTTCTTCGTGGCAGTCGATGCCCATGCGCCGGCATCGTTGAAAGACGATCCTGGTCCGATTTACCGCCTTGATCGCTGTCGGGTGTTTCGTGTGCCAAATCGGCCGGATCACGTTGGCGAGCTCGATCGGCTTGATGGTCGAAATCTTGCGCCGGCCAATTTTCGGGATCACGTGACCGGCGAGGGGGCTCAACCAGCGGCCGGCCTTTCCGTCGTCCTTCAGCGTCGCCTTGATCATCTTCAGAACGCGCTGGGCGGCTTCTTCAAATGTCGGATCGTCGAGGTTCGCCTCGGCCGTCGCGGCGTCGCGTTCAACCTGGCGAGTGTCGATCGGATCGGAGCCGGCAGCGGCAACGGCCGCCCATCGGTCGCGTTCCTTGCGCGCGGCCGCGAGGCTCATATCGGGGTATGATCCGAGCCCCATGTCGCGTCGCCTGGTCTGGAATTGGTAGCGGTAAACCCACCGGCCGGAATCGCCTTTCTTGAGCAAGAATAGGCCTCTGCCGTCAGCTAGTTTGCCGTCGCCTGCATTTTTAATTTGTATCGCTGTGATTTGTTTAGCCATGCTATTCGATGCCGTCCCTCATCTGTCCCTCACTCTGTCCCTCACCTTCCTATGCGCTGCTGGGGTTCACCGTGCAACACTGTGGGACGCAAGAACGCTTAAAATGCTGGGTTTTCAGCTATTTTCCGCACAACCTGCACCACCAGGAAACGTGGGTTCGTCGTCCTCGTGCGGCACCAAAATCCCTACTGTCAGACGTCAGGAAAAACTGACATTCCTGTAACATCGCTAACCTAGATCGCATGTTGAATAGGAAAAGCGGCAGTTCGTAGGTTGTGTCGAAAACGTAA